GCCCACCTGTATCTTTGCCGTTCCGTTGCTCGGCTTAACCGCTACGATGCCTGCCGCGGCGATTTCGATAAGCTGGGATCGTTCGGTTTCTTCCGGAGACTCCGTGTTGAATCTCCACAGCGGCCACTCTCGTTCCCTGCACGCCTTGCATCGACAGGTTTCCGCAGGCGGCCAAGGGAGCACCCCTATACGAGCTTTCCGCATAGCGTGGTCAGGATTGCCAGGGAGGTTCGGCATGAACGTACCCGCAGGCTTGGCGATAGATCCTCCTGGGGTTAGCTGAGGCGTATGGCTCCAGCAATTCTGCCGAGGTTGCCAGGTGTCGAGCACATTGCCAGGAACACCTAGCTTCTTCCACTCCCGTTCGACCTCTTTTCGTAGCTCTTTATCCATACGACCACGCTCCGCTCTCAGGGTTGGCGAGTTTCGGATCGCCTCCCTACCATCGGGGTTTCCTCTAATTACTTGTGATCGGGGCAGTGATGTCATAGATCGCACCTGCTCCGTAGGTGTCATCCAGCTCGAAGACCCCGTAGTGAGAGGTCATGACGATCTCAGTACCTCTCATGGAAGCGTCTCGCTGTCGTTCAGTCTTCATCTTGACGCTGTTCAAGGTCGCCATGGCCTGCTTAGAGGCAATTACCCCGATGCCGTCACCGGACGAGTCCTCGACGATGTTGCCATCCTCGAATATCGGGACGTTGTTGATAGGACGAAGCCCAACGTAGAACTCCTTGAGCAAGTCTTCCGAGAAACCACGAGGGATCGGATAGGTCACTGAAGGGGTGATCGCAGCGGCCATTACGAAGTTAGCCACTGAGTTGGGATGATGGACAATGTAGACCGGACTGGGGAATTTCTGTGCCTTTGCATAGGCCACCAGACCCGTCACATTGATCGCATCCATCTTCTTGCTCGCCATCCCCAGCAATTCTCCGCCGTTCAGGTTGGTGTATAGGGCAAGAACGTCTCCATCCTTCTTCCGTGCCATCGCGTCGCCGAGCTGCCTTCCTACCATCGAGAACACGTTCGGCACGCTCTGCAACACCAACACGTCGGTGAGCACCACCTTGGCACCGACCTCCGAGGCCGTTAGGTCCACCGTGGTCATCCCGATATCTTCGTTGTCTGTGATATCCTGACCGTCCACCAGGTCAAAGACGGTCATCGCACCCACTTTCGGCACGGTGACGGTCTTGTTCCCCCTACCCAGGCTGAATTGCTCCGTCAGGGCCATCGCAGGGGCATTGTGCTCTTCGGTGAACCGGGTTGCCCCAATCACGATCCTCTGAGCATTGGCTAGATTACCGGTAGTTGCTGTCTGTACCATTGTTCGCTACCTCTCCTATTTTATAGTCGCCGAGGTCTCCTGAGTGATTTAGTACCCTGCGGCCCTTGCCATCGCTCCGTTCTGATCTGCCGTTCGTAGGTGCGCGGGCGTCTCAATCGCCTGGTCCAGCAATCGAGTCTCGCTCGTGTTGGTATTGGGGGTAGAACGGCTGGTGTCCATGACCTGTGGAGGTACCGCCGCTTTCTTATCACCAGCAACCTGGACCTTCAGATCATTGATCTCTTTCTGCTGTTTCGCGGATGCTTCCATCGCCAGGGGAGAGTCGAAGGCCATGAGCCCCTGTGGAGTTACCCCGTAAGCCTGCGCATAGTGCATCGCGGCGTTCATCTTGCCCTGCTGCTCCATGAGGGCGTTCTGGGTTTGTGTCTGCATATTAGCCATGGCCTGAAGGTTCTGCCGTTGCTGGTCAGCAAGATACTTGGCACTATCGTCTGGAACCCCCTGAGTTGTGAGCTCGGCCTGGTACCGCTGTATCTCAGCCTCCACAACCTGCTGGGTCTGTCCTTGCTGAAGCCGTTCGTTCTCGACACGAAGCTGCTGATTTTGCTGTAGCTGGTCGATCTGGCCTGGAATCGGCACAGTGGAGGCTTCAGGGGCAACGGGAGTCTCCACTGGCGGCGCTGCGGGAGCGCCTTCTTCCACAACCGGAACATCAACCGACTCTATAGGGGTAATACCCTCAGCGGCGTTCATCTCGTTCAACTCGGCAATGATCGAAGCGGTTGCCGCCTCGTCATTAGCTACCGGCACTGGTTGCGGATCTGGTTGTAGTACTGGCTCGGTGTTTTCGGTTGTCACTGTGTTTCTCCCACAAAAAAAGCGCCGCCTCATTACAAGGCGACGCTGCGCACATCAGCGGCTATTATTTTCTTCCCCCTTGTAGGACTTCCACCTACTCTAACCATAGGGGGTTATGGTTCACGACATGCTATCGCTGACTACCTATATACCATAGGTCTCCTCGTGTCGTCAACTGTCATCGGAGAGATCGCCACCGCCTTCACCGTCTTCCCCTCTAGCCGTACCACCGTCACGAACCAGCCACAACGCGGGCACTGGGCGATGTAGGTGCCTTCCAGACCTTCACCGAGCTTCTTGTCGCACTGAGGGCGTGGGCACCGTATGGGAACGAGAGGTACATTCACCGAGGCAGCCTATTAGAGCCGAATACTTTCTCGTAATGCTTCACATTCCGAGGGCTTATATTGAACCGACGCATGAGCGTCTGTACCATCGCTTTTCCACGAATACTAATCAGCGACGAAAATCTCCCCTCAATGAACAACACGGCCTCAGCCTCAGGGTTGGCCTTCCTGAAAGCCCGCCGTGCCTTAGGTGTCTCCAAATCGAAGTATTCCTGAGCCTTGGGGAACTGGTCTATCAACACCCCGCCACGTAAGTTTAACCCCACTGCCTGAATCGCCTGCGCAAGAGGCGGAAGTCTCCCCTCACCAGCCGGAACTATCCCTTCCAACGCGGGAATAGCAGCCTGGGCCGCCGAGAGACCCGCAGTAACAGGAATAGGTGCAAAAATATCAGACGCGGCAGCAACAGCCCTGATTGCGGGGTTATCAAGACGCTCCCCAAAGAACGTCTCGCCAACGTATTGGTTCCGGGCAGCTCTAGGAACGACATTGACCCTAGCCGCAGCCGCATCACGAGGATCAGCGGCCCACTGGAATACCGTGTCCATCTGGCCCACTAGATCAAGGTATACAGGGGCTCCATCCTTCGCTTGAAGACCAGGGGCCTGCGGAGCCAAGAAGCGTCCATTATAGCCGAATTTCATCATGGCGTAAGGGTCGTCAAAGTCGATGGGATTATACGACCCAATCGGTAGAGGCTTACCCGTGGCAGTAAAGTTAATCAGATTAGCTATCGTCGCGATCCCGAAGAACATGCCGATGTGGTTCTCTATCCACAGCCTCTTATTCGGCCCCTTGATCGTGCCCAATGCCTGGCGAATCAGCGACTCGCTCTCGTTGAACGAGAAGGCCATGTTGTAGAAGAACTCTTTGAGATGCGGGCTATCCTTGAGCACGGTTTGCCAGTTACCCAGCGTGGAGAACTGAATGTTTACGATCTCTCCCGCCCTGGCTGCTATCTCACGCGGGCCAGCGTTGGGGTTTTGTCTACGAAGCATGGGTATGATGAAGTTTTCCAACGAGAACCGCTGGGCCTCTCTGTACACCCCCTTGAACAGTCCCGACTCGAAGAATCGGGACATCTTTTGAGCAGCTTCAAGAGGTTTCCCGACAAGGCCCCGCTCCCGTATCGCCTCTTCCACAAACGATACCCCTTCTCGCTGAATAAGGCTGATATCGCCGTGAACACCCCAGCCTTCTTCGATCAACATCCGGTTGGAGATAGCGAAGTCCTTGAATAGTGGCTTGGGGTCGAGCAAATCTCGGCGCAGGGCCGTACGGGACGATTCCAGGATGGAATTCTTCACCAGCCTAAACGCCAGCGAGGGGGCTTTGAGAGGTACGCCCCTAGCGATGGAGCTGGGTGCAAATATAGGTCCCAATAACCTTGTTAAAAAATCTATGTGCTGGAACAATGAACCAAACAGTTTCCCGCGCTTGAACCGATTGGTCCACCGCCTAACTTCAGGAAGTATGTTCTTGCCTCGTACGATAAACTCCAGCTGGCGTCCATACAGATTCTCAAGCTCCCCCGCAATCTTTACAGGCGTGAATAGCTGCCTGGTCATTCCCCCGTTCGGTAGCGGCCTGCCCTCGAACACAGGCCCGACCTTTGGTACTCGCCACCCTTCAGGAGCAACATTCGCAGGTTCCACAAGGCCCCGCTTCTTCAATCCTACTACCAGCTTTGCCTGCTCTCGGAAGTTCACCCCCGTTATTCGCCGCCTAGCTACCATCTCTAGGGGGTTCCACGACAACGGCTCTTGGCCCGAATCAAGTAGCTGGCTAAACGTCGCATCCACACGGGTCCTCAGAGGAGCCGCTGTTCTCGCTATCTTGCCTCTACCCGGAACACCTGGCTCCCTGACTTGTTTCCATCCACGGGGGAAATAGTCAGGATGCGCCATGAAGCGACTAACCATATTGTCCACATCGAACGATACGAACTTATCAATACCTTGTTTTTTCGCAGTTTGGAAGAACGCCAACATCTCCTCTTCTTCAATCGCCAACATCCTACGAGCTTCATCAAAGATCGACCTCATCTGAGGCGTTAGCTCTTCAACAGACCGTTCGCCATGCAGCGCCTCGAATAGCGGACGCATATTCTCCTCGTCGAAAGTCAACCCACGCTGCAATCTAGCCCCATTTATAGAAAACTCTTCCAGTTCTATCCCAACAACATTCCCAGCAGCCTCTGCTTTGCGAAAAGGAGCACTCGGTGTGAGTTCATGCGTCGGAATGCCAAGGTCGTCTCCAACCGCGACATCTGTACGTCGGGGAATCGGAGTACCTGAGCCACTACCTACTGCCTCGCCTGGTCGCCGTACGGGGGTACTTGCCTCCCCCGATAATCTCGCTGCCGCAATCCTTGTCTCCTGAGCCGTCGCAGCACCTACTAATCTCTGCGCCTCTGCCGCACCAGTGCCGGTATAGGTTGTCCGAGATACTGTCGAAGGTAGCGGAAGAGGTGGCTGAGGTGGCGGAGGCGCGTTCCCCAATACCTGTCGAGTAGGGCTTACCATCCTGAGAGGAGGATTCACTACGGGTAAATCTTCCCTGAGCCCAAGGTCTGTCACCGTTATATTTCTACCCGGTGGAATCGCCCTTGCCGGAACTGTCTGGCGAGATGGAGTAACTGCAATCGCAGGAGTACGGCCTGGTGGGAGCGCAAGCTGTCGCGGACGTACGATATCTCTCGCCATCCTCTTTCCTGCCAGGAAAGGAGGCACCTCGGCCCCTCGGAGACCCTTTATCCCTAAAGGAATTGCTCTAGTTGCAAATATAGTAGGATCAAGAAGTCCTATCGCAAGTTGCTGAGGAAGCGGCCGTTGCTGAAAAGACTGTAGCGCCTCTCTAGAAAGTTCCTGGGGACGCAAAAGAGACCCCTGTATTGTAGATCCACCACTCAAGGGGCCGCGCAAGGCTTGAAAGGTAAGCTCTCCCAACACATCAAGGGGCTCCATTGCCCTACCAGCCCGTTGCAGTAGACTTTGGGGTTCTTGTTGCAGTGGAGTTCGGAATGGCGTAGTGAACGGGGCCGCGACACCCCCTGCTATGCGTCGTAAGAGGCTTTTATCGTCCTGCTCTGGTGTCCCTATCGCGGCTTCTACTCGTCGTTTGATGTCCGCAATGCGGTCCTCATCAGAGACAGTTGGCCCCGGACCTGGAACAGCGGTTGGCGTTTGTGTCACGGTCGCGGACGGACGTATGGCCTCTTGTACGCGACGTTGGATGTCCTCTATCTGCTTACGGCGCTCTTCTTCGCTCTGAGTGGTCACTGGAAGAAGTCGAATCTTGCCTGAGGCGCGAACCGATTTGTCTGCGCCCCTCTTATGGACGGTGCCATTGATGCAAACCGATCAGAGAACGGAAATCCGCCAAGGAACCTGGTGAAGGTCTGTTGAAGAGAAGGCGTCGTACCCTGGCGTATCTGCTCAATCAACTTGCCCTGAAACTCGTTTTGGATATTGGAAAATTGACCCTGGTAGAACCGCCGTTGGTTCTGAGACTGCCCAAATTGGTCCTGGAACGAGTGGAACGCCGCTCGCGGTTCTTCTCCTAGCAGCTCAGCTAGGAAATCAGGACTCTGCATTACCATGATGAGCCCCCTTTAGAACCTGGACCCGCGATTCACAAAGTCAATCAAGAACTCTGCTGCCCGCTCAGGATTCTGCGCCTGGAAGTCCTCAAACTTACGTCTGGCCGTTCTCTGAAAACCGCCTTGCAAGAACCTCGGAACGCCGCCAAGCACCGACTGAAGCGCAATCTGGAACTGATTTTCCGGTCCCTGTGGCCCCCGAAAGAACTCTTCCCCTCTCGTAGAGAGAGGTCCCTGTTGCAGTGCTAAAGCTGACTGTCTTGCCAGGTTACCCAAAGTGGCCTGTGTCGGTGCTGCCCCACCGCGATTCCCTATAAAGTCCTCGAAGGTTATCGTGTTTCCCAGCGCCTGGGCACTGCCGCCAATTGCGCTGGCCAGTTGCCCCAAAGCTCCCTGCCCCTCAAAGAGCGTGTTCAGTGGCCCAAACCTGCGCTCCAGTCCACTCCGCAAAAAGGGCGATGCGCCAGGATTGAATTGGCTACCGACGAACTCCTGAAAGGTCCTCCCTCGCCCTTGCCTCGCAGCGAGCGCGTCTCGCAGAGCTTCCTCACGTGCTGGTAGCTCAGCAAACTGATCCCGCTGCTCACCAGAGGCGAGTAGTCGCTCAGCTTCTTCCTCAGGAACCACAAATCCTGCTTCTTGCAGAATCCCTAGGGCGTCCTGGTCAGTCTTGGCCCTTCTTCCCGTTGCCAATGGTACAAAACTACTGCTTTGAAGCGCCGATACTGCCTGCTCGATAGTAATCCCGCCTGCCTCTAGTGCCTGGATTATTTCTTCAAGTGTCATTGTCCTCTCCTTACGCTGTCTGCGCTCCTGGCCTTGGTTGTCCTGGCGGTACCAACGGGCCTGCCTGCGGAGTCGGCGGTGGCGGATTGGCACCCATCATAGCATTTGGCATCACTTGTGGTGGCGCAGTAGGACCACCGCCACCACCCGGAACCCCATTTTCTTGTCCGGGAGCCATCCCTGGCGGGACCATCCCCGTCATCATCTTTTGGAACTTGAGCTGTACATAAGCCTGGAAATACTCAGAAGCTAGCTCCATCTGCCCTCTATCCTCAGCCGCTTTCATCATCACGAACAGCTGCGCTTCAGGCAAGCCGCGTTCGGCAAGCTGGGCCTTGATCTGGTCGTCCATTAGGTCAGCGTCCTGCACACCTAGCTTCTCCGACCGTAGGAAGTCGTCCGGCAGTAGCGGAGTTGGTCCCTCACGGGCCATCTGTGCAAAGACGATGTTAGCCTGTTCGTCCTGGGGCAAGTTGCCCATGATGTCAATACGAACGATGCCCGCCTCGGCAACCAACTGGGGCTCGATCTCCTGGTCGAAGAATTTCTTCTGACGAGATATGCCGGTCAGCCGGATGTTCTCGAACGCCCCCGAGGTGTACTGTTCCCGCAGTAACACCGCAGCTAGACGATAGAAGTTGCGCAGCGCCTTGATCCTCGGCTGTACCACGCTGTCGATGCCCTGGCGGAGAGTGGAGATGGCAAATCCAGAGAGCTGGAACTGTAGCTCACCGAAGATTGAGTGAGGCAATCCGCCTCGCTGCACCATTCCAGAGACCAGGCCAAGGAACGGGCCAACGTCCCTGGTCATCTCTAGTCCCTCGATGGCCCTGACGAACTCTCCCTCGCCAGTGGAGATGGTAGACCCCTCTAGGTAAGGATCAACTTCGAGAGTCTTATCTCCACTACGGGAATGTACATCCAGCGGTGGCTTCCTGGCCCTGGCTACCAGCTCTGTCATAATGGATAGGATAAGGTTCTGGAACGCCCAGATAGCGCGATTGGCCTTGAAGACCGACTCGCCGTAATTACTGTCGTCGTCGTCCCGTTCTTGCGAGTCTATCGGCGGGCTTGTGGGTACCGCTACGATCACCACTGGGACCGTGGAGCCGCCGTGTTTCGTGGGTTTCTTCAGAACGATGTTGTTTTCCGCCACGACCATGTTGATATCACGGTCATAGTAATCATAGACGATGAAGTCTTTTTGCTCGCTATCCGTACCTGGGATGTTCTTGTTGTAGAGATCCTTGATGTCACGTCGGCTCTTCTTGGTGCGGTAGCAAGCCCAGAATAGACCCTCCTCTCCTACTCCCCAGAAGGTGTGCAGAGGATCCCAGGGGGTGATGTCCACGAAGGTCTTGTCGTCTTTGTCCTTACGCATCATCACTCTGCCGCCCAGCCATCCACGGATCGTAGTATGGAACGCGACCGATTCCTGCACAGGCGGTAGAATCATGTTGAGCAGTCGGTCGTCCGCCGCGTCGAAGCAACCGATTAGGAATCGTTCCGCGATGTCGTCTATCTCTCGTTCTTGCTGCCATGCGTCGTGAGGAGGAGTGCGCACGTTGATCGCCGCCATGGACAGCCAGGATATGACCTTATCGGCCAGTGTCATGGGCTCGTTAGACGTAAAGATACGGAATCCCTCGTTGGAGTCCTCTCTATCGTCAGCTTCGGGTGGCATGTGCTGATCGAGCAGATACAGCTTGTAGTCGCTCTCGAATCGGTCACGGCGGGACTGGGTCTCGACCTCGTGATCGTTGACGAGAGAGATGATCTCCGCTGCTTTGGACTCTGCTGACTGCCGTGCCATATCTACTTCCTACTTGTGCCTAAAATCTGTCACGTGCTATAATAGTGATTACGGCTAGCTTACCTACGATTAGGTAACGTATAAACGACAATCAGAGAAGGGGATACCTTTGGTACATACTGACCGAATCCATCCATACACTCCTGAAGAAGCATTGAAGGTGCTTGGGTATCCCGTAAGTAAGAATACCTGGTATGACGCTATCAAAAGGGGCCAAGTCCCCAGCTGGAAACTCGGCAAGAAGATATTCATCCCCGCCAACGTGATTCGAGACATGCTGGGGTCCTAAGATTTCCAAGACGTGCCATCAGAACCTCTTCACCTTGAATTTCGACCTGTTCTGCGACCTTGCGTATCCATGGCGGTCGACGATTCCGTAGATCGTTGCCTTGATCCCGTGGTTATTCTTGTCCTCGGGGTTCTGCCCTACTATATTCCCTTCGCGGTCGGTTTTCCACCTATAGGGACGGTCCTGGCCGTCAAATGGGCTGGAAATAGCGCCGAATTCGCTCAATATACCCTTGCATCGAGGCGCAAATACGATCTTCGACACCCCGGTGATAGGGTCAGGCTTTAGGAAAGTTTTCAGGCGCTCCCTCCCCTCTTTCTCCAGTATTCTCTGAGAGGACATAAAGAGTCCAGCCTTGGCCTGCCACACCTCTACCGGGGCGGCCATGGCCTGATGCTGACGACCTGCCACGTCTATCACGCCCTCTTTGACATCCTTCCACCAGGGCTTGCCTTGAGCGATCTCAATCATGTCCTCGGTAGTTTTACCGATCTCGTAAATCTCGTCGAATACGCATTCTTGGCCGTTGATTTGGTGAGAGACCTCTACCGCATGAGCGCCTGCGTAGCCGGGGTCTACCCATAGCGTGATAGGTTGTCCGGGAATCCAGTTGATGTCCTTGACGTGGATGTCGGGGCGGAACTCTGTGAATACTAATCCCTTTGGTGGAACACGCTTCCCCGCGATCCGTTCCATGAAGTAAGCGTCGGAGCTTTCCTTCTCCAGGGCTAGGATCTCTGGATCGTTCCTGCCACCTGGGTAGAGGGTCTTGTTGTTCCAGGACGGGAGCTCGAAACTACGGCGGTCCTCCTGGCCCTGTTTCCATCCTTCCGCGACTGTGGGATACCAGCCGAGGGAGCCTTCCAGCGTCCCGCTGAGCAGTAGCCACGCCTTTCTAGGCGCTGTGCGGCCTCTCAGTCGCTCGAAGGTCTCCAAGTCCAACTGGGACGCCTCGCAGCCTATGATTCCGTTAGGAGCTACGCGGGTAATCTTCCTGGGGTCGGTACCTGACTTGGTCTCGATACGGATACGGGGACGGGACTCTTCAGGGAGCTTGAACTCGATGTAACCGGGATCGACCCGCTTTGAAGCACGAACAGCGCCTTCTCCAAAGAGATGTACGAAGTCGTCTCGAATGTAATCGAACTCAGCCTGGGTGTTGGCGTAGTCGGGTCCAACAAGCCAATAAATGAGTGGTTGGTTACCATTCCAGTGGTCCTCGATGTCCTGGGGCCAGCGGGCGAGGAACACCTTGGAAGCGACGATGCTCTTGCCGCCCTGCTCCCCTCCTGTGACGATGACGAACCGTTCCTTGCAGTTGATGATGCGGGCCTGCTCAGGCCAAGGCTTGAAATCGACCACGTCGAACATCGCCTCGGTGCGTGGATCGAGGTGCCCTTGCGCTACCTGGGAGGATTCGAGTAGCTGGACCACCTACCGCTTCTTCCTTTTAGGATTCTTCGCAAAGTCCTTGAGTTGTTTCTCACTCTTGGGGGGCGTTTCCGCCCATAGGGGCCAGTTTTGGGAGTCCTTCACGCCACCGCCTCACCATCGTCCCACCCGGCAGCGTCAAATGCTTCGTCGATATCTTTACGAACGCCCACCGGCAACTCCAGCGCGTTGATATAACCAATCAGCGCGGCCTTATATGGCTTTATCAGGCTACGCAACTCCGCTCGTGGAGCCCCGTCTATTCCCCGCATCAGCAGGGCACCCTTATCCACTTGTAGACTTATACCTGATCGAGCGCATAGCCACATCAACGCCAGCGCATCATCAGCTTGTTTCTCAGGGGTCACGTCATCTCCCTCATCGCCGCTACCGTCCCTGTGTGTCCATCCTGGTGCCGCTGGGGGTGCGTTGTAGGCCAGACGCACCCCCCCACTTCCTCGACCACCTTGAGCCAAGGCCGGTACATCTCGCACCGACAGCCAGGGGTGATGCACTTCCCAGCGAAAGGCACGGAGGAGTCAGCCGAACTAGTGTGGTGCCAGACCAGGTGCCCACACATGCAAGCCACCATATCGCGGGGGTCAGTCGTCACTGAGTACCAGCCTCACCTACATCCTTTGTGACACTTGTGACACTTTGTGACACCCCCTCACAGCCATTTGTGACACCCCACTCTCTTAAGAAGAGAGAGAGGATACTGTCACAAGGATGTCACAACTAATCCTGTGACAGGGACAGGGATTAAGAAAAAAAAGAATGGTGGGATTTAAAATCTTACGGACGGGGCTCCGCCCCTTTCCATTCCCCGCCGGAATAAGAGCAACCTTGACGGGACGCACAACTCCTAGTAGTCAATACCACCCCACCCTGGCCAACTAGGCCATCTTAGTGGTAATGCTCATCGCGACCATGCCCACAGAGTCCCTTTTCAGGGATAAAGTTGTCTGTGGTTGGATTAGACCTCCCCTAGCCGCAGCCAAGCCTTACCCCCTTCGTGTGTGTGGCATGCCTTATTCGCGGCCACGCCGCCGCTGCTACCTGGGGGCGTAGAGCCCCAGCCTAGTGACTACCCTTGCCATT